CTACCGCCGACGAACTCGCGGACCAGCTCGATTAGCGTCGCGCCACTCGAGTATCTCGCGGGCGATCCATGAGGCCGGGCGAATCGATAGCCGGGCGGGGAATCCCGGCTTGCACGCAATGCGCTCCAGCACCTGCCGGCCGCTGCACCCCAGTAGAACGCCGACTTCATCGGCATTGATAGCCCGTTCCTCGAACGGGATGTTTTCAGCTGCGCCCATGCGGCACCTCCTTCAGTGTTTCCATGCACGTCCGACGGTCGGGCGGCGCACCGTGTTTCTTCCGGCATCGCCGGCATGTTTCGTAGGTCCCGATGCCGTAGAGCAGCGACACGTAGGCATCCATGCCGCACGAGGCCAGGGCCACGTCGCCGGCGCCGATGCGGCGGAAATAGTGGCCCTTGCCGAAGTTGCCCAGCACGATCGCCCATCCGGTCCGGAACGAACGCAGCTGGCCGCCAGATATGGCCATCAGCGCACCGCCACGCGTCGAAATTCCACGCACCAGACCCATGGGTTGTCGGCCCAGCGCGTGCCGGGCTTGGCGAGGCTGTCCCAGATGGCCGTGAAGCCGGGGATCGTGCTCAACTCGACAAAGTGGCTAAGCGATCCCTCTGCGCGCGCCTGCTCCTCGCTGATGTCCTGCAGTCGCTCCACGCGCACGCCGGTCACCTCGAGCCAGATGCGGGCGCGGTCCTTCGGCATGTGGATGGAGGGCGTCCAACGTTCGCCGTCGGACATGATCAGCGACGCCGTGCGCGACTCCATGTCCGCCCGATAGAGGACCTGTCCGGCGACATCGCATGCTGCCTGCCAGGTGCGCGGAAGGTCGTTCGGCGTAAGGCCGACATCTGAAGGGTGGGGCATGCGGAAAGATGTCTCGCGCACGTACAGCCGGTCGCCGGGCTTGCCACAGGGGCAGCGGATAACCTTGCCGAGACGACCGAGACGCATGTCGTCAGGGGTTGTGCGGGCGGCGATGCCGTCGACCACGAAGTCGGGTTGCGGATTCACCACCCGCCGCGTCACGGTCTTGCGGCCTTCGAGGATGGCGCGAACCATCGGCGCCGAGAAGAGAATCGGAAGTTCGCGGATCATGCTGGCTTGACTCCCACGTTTACGCGCTGCAATCCCATTTCCTGGCGCTCATCTAGGCACCACACTCGCCGCGTGATTTGCCAGTAGCGCTCGCCTGCCAGTCGAATTTCGTCGCCGACGGCTGGAACGCCCCCGACGCGACACTTCGAGATGACCTGGTCGGTTTCTTCGCTGATGAAGTGGATGTAGAAATTCACGCCCCCACCTCCCCGTTACCCGCATCGCGGGTGTGTGGCGGCGTGGAAGCGGCGGCTGGCAGGCCCAGGTAGCAGGCGTCGCAGAATCCGACAGAACACCGATTCTTCCCCGCCGCGCAATGTCGCCGGCCGTGCTTTTTGCAGACCCTAGATTGAGTGCCTGCGCATCCGCAGCAGTAAAACGGCACGTAGGTACGTGCCACCGGTTCCGGCTTCCCGAAGAGGTCACCCACGGGGCACCTCCGGCGCGGCATCGTGCATGCGCTCCCACACGAGGCGAGCGCCGTATCCCTGGATAACGGTATCGCACGCCTTGAACATTTCCGGTGTCGGCTCGCGCGGCACGAGCTTCCACCCCTCCGGCACCACCGCCCCGGCGCTAGGTGAGACGAGGGCGTCAGAAAGGCGTTCGCGCAGGCATGAATCGAAGCTTTGGCGCACGTCTTCGTCGTCGAGGTCTTCTCCGCCGTGATCCGACATCACTCCATCCACCACGTTCATGACCGCCTTAATTGTCACATCGGCAGGCGCGGCGACAGCCGGCGGTGGGGTGGTCAAGTTCAGACGCTCGCATATCCAGTCGAACACCTCGGTACGCATACCAGGGGCAGCGCACACGCCGGCTTCCCAGTCTTCGCGAGCAATGCGAAACGTACCGCAGCAAAGGAATCCCTTCCCGTGGTGCCAGTGGCCGGCAAGCGGCGACTCGTCCGCCCCATCCCCCACCGCCTGCTCACTTGTGGGGGCTGCGTATCTCGTGTCCTTCAGCGCCTTGGCGTAACCGGCTTCCTCGGCGCGCTGCAGCGCGAGCTTGTGTTCGTTCGCCATGCGGTACATCTGACGGTGGATATACGCATCCTCGTCAAAGTAGTGGGCTTCCTTTGCTTCCATGGCTCGATACGTGGTGACGTCAATGGTGCAGGTCGGGTTCTGCGATTCATGCGTACCGAAATGCAGCGCGGCGTTGGCGCGGTCGGTGAACGTCTCGTCGCAGTGGAAGCATCGCCATGCAGCCGGGTCACCCGCCTGCTCGGGTTGCGGCTGGGTGGCGGGCGAAGTTCGCGATATCCACACACGCTGGCCCACGAAGAAGCCCATGTCGGCCTGAACCTCAACGTGGAAGCCCGCGGCACCGTTGGAGCGAGTGTTCACGATGGCCCCCTCGATCACTGCACGAGAGCCTTGGGCTTCGAACACCGCCCGATACTTGCTGGAGTCGTCGTTCATGCCTTCGGGCTCCTCTTTATGAAGTGGGTGATAGGCGCAGGCGTCGCCGGCGGCAGGGGCGGAACAGGACGAAGCGCCGCTTCGGGAATCGGATTCTTGGCTCGGTACTCGCGCAGGTCGTTGGCGATCGCGCGCAAGCCTTCGCGGAAGTGGGGTGGGAAGGGGAGGACGAGCTTCATGCCGCCTGGTCCATGTCCGGAAGGGTGTCGAACAAGGAAGGCATTGACAGTTCCGCCTCGGCCGCCTGCAGGTGCTTCACGCCGTCGAAGAAGTAGGGCATGCTCAGTTCGCTAGCGCGGCCGCGGCGGCGTTGGCGAATCGCACGCAGCGGCACCGTGAACAGCCCGCCGAACGGGTCGAACACCAGGTCGCCCTCGTTGCTGAAGCGGCGGATCAGACGGTCCACGATGTCGAACTGAAGCGGGCAGATGTGGTTTTCCAGACCGCGGCGAGTCTGCTCCCCGTTGAGGGTGAGCATGCGGTTGACGTCGTGCCAGACGTCCGGATGATGGCTTCCAGGCGCGAGGGACATGAAGCTGGAGGGCAAGGCGCCGCGCGACTCCAGGGCCTCCCCAATGCGCACATGCGATTCGTAGTCGTACAGCGAGGCCAGGCTGTAGGCGGTGAACAGCTTCGCGAGCTTGTCCGGGCCAAGGCTGGCCAGCTCGTCGACGGTGGGCAGGCGCTGGCCGCTGGAACGCCAGAAGGCATGCGCGTCGATCTGCCAACGGGCGCGGGTGTAGGCGACTTTCTCCTTCCGCACAGGTGTGTCCGCGTAACCCTTCGAGCGGTCCGTCTGTGGCTTGTGCAGGAGCAGGATGTACTCCGGCGAGCCCGCCCCCATCTTCGTGCCGTCCTTGCACTGCTCGGTCCAACTTAGGCGGTAGGTCTGATTGTTTTCGCGCACCACGTCGGTCACGACGGTGATGAGGCCGAGGTAGTCGAACCCGTGACCCGGCAGGCCCAGCGCGCGCATGCCGGAATAGTGGGCGATGGCCTCGGCGTGGAACGGGCTGACGGTTGGGACGCCGGCGCCGGTGACGTTGCCGAACTCGATGCGGTCCTTCACGTGGATCGCGGCAATCCGCCCAGGCTTCAGGATCCGAAACAGCTCCTTGGTGAGGAAGTCCATCTGCGCCCAGAAGTGCTCGTTGTTATCGGTGTGTCCGAAGTCGTTGTAGTTGGGGCTGTACTCGTAGTGGTTCGCGAACGGGATCGACGTCACGATCAGGTCGACCGAGTTTTCGTCCATGGTCCGCGTTTCCGCTACGCAGTCGTTGTTCGCTACCAGCCAGTCCCGGCCGCTGACCTCGATGCGCTCCACACCGATGGAACGCGATAGCACGTCGGCCATCGCCGCGTGGCTTAGGCCGTATTCCCGAATGATCTCGCTCATCTTCCCCACCATCTCGTTATGCCGCGTCCACTTCGCCTGCAGCGTCGCCAGCACCTCGCGCTCGCTCTCGGCGTACACGATCCACACCTCGACCGGGTGCGCCTGCTGGAACCGCTGGATGCGGTGAATGGACTGAATGAAGTCGTTGAACTTGAAGCCGATGCCGGCGTAGATCGCCTTGTGGCAATGCCGCTGGAAGTTGCAGCCGCTGCCCATGAGCACGGGCTTGCCGGACAGGCGCGCGATCCTTCCCTCGCTGAAGGCGATGACAGCTTCCTCGCGCTCGTCTAGATCCTGCTCGCCGTACACGCTGACCACGCCAGGCACGGCCGCGGCGATCGCGTGACGCTCGGCTTCGAGGTCGTGCCAGATGAGGAAGTGGTCGCCCGGATTGTCCTCGAGGATCCGTGCGGTGGCGGACACGCGGGCGGGAAGCGTGTCCCGCTTCTCCCGCGCTGCGTCGCGTAGCCCGAGCGCCGCATCCCGGAACAGGTTGCCCTGGCCATCCCGATCCGCCTCGGCGCTGCCGTGGTCGACCGGCACCTCGACGTAATGGACCGTAAGGGGCGGGAGGTCGTAGCCCTCGTCGCTATACCCGAGGTCCGACGGCCGTTGCAGGAACAGCGCCCACGAGGCGACCCAGAGCCAGAACTCGCGCTCCTTGTGCGGGTAGAGGGTCAGGTTGTTGGCCTGCGTACTATCCCGCTTGAACCAGCGGGTAAGGGCCTGGCCGGTGTCCATGACGCCGAGGAACCCGGCGTAGTGGATCAGCTCCTTGTAGCGGTTCGGCGATGGCGTGGCCGTGGCGACGAACCGGAAGCGGACGTGCTCGAACAGCGTCAGGAAAGTCTGGTACGTCTTCGAGCCGAAGCTGCGCAGCACGGACGCCTCGTCCAGGCTGACGGCCGCGAACACGTTCGGGTCCAGCTTGCCGTCGCGCACGCTCTCGTAGTTCGTCAGGTGGATGCCGCTGAACTCCGGGTCCACCTCTGCGCTGGTACGGATGAACCGCGTCTCCATGCCCAGCATCGCGGCGTCACGACGGAATTCCTGACGCACGCCCAGCGGAACCACGATCAGGCCCGGGCCGCCGGCATGCGCCATGGCCAGCCGGATCACCTCCAACTGCTGCACGCTCTTGCCGAGGCCGAAGGCTTCGAACAGGGCGCGACGACCGCCGGCGCATGCCCAGCACACGGCATCGCGCTGGTGCGGCAGCAGGATCGGGTTGATGTCCGCGTCGGCGACTTCAAAGCCCGCGGACGGTGCCATGCGGACCTTGCGTTCGAGGAACTGGCGGTAGGCGTCGGTCATGCGGCCATCGCCAGTTCTTCGTGGACGGAATCGAGGTTCGCCTCGGCGATCGCGCGCAGCGGCGGCGGGCTCACGCTGTTGCCGCACATCCCTATGGCCTGGTGGACTTTCAGGCGATGGCCGTCGGCCGTCCTGTCAATGATGTAACCCTTCGGGAAGCCCTGGGCGGAGAACAGCTCCGGCGCGTCGAGCATTCGGTAGAGGATGTCGATGCGGTACTCGGTCACCACCGGAACAGCGACGGCAAAATCCCCACCCTTGGCCGTGGTCACCGTGGGCAGCGAATCCGACGCAACGCGGCCGCGGTCCGACCCGTTCGAATTGCACGTCGATACGATCACCGGTTCCGCAACACTGAACCGGGACTTGGTCGTCGCCGCCGGCATCGGCATCGACACGGGCGTTCCGGTTGTACCGCTACCGCTCCCGTAATACGGCGCGATGATCGGCTGGAAGAGCTGGGGACGCGCGCAACCAGGATGATCCTTGTTGGTCGCCCCGCCAGTGGTGAAGGTGCCGGCGGACTCGTCGACCGGCTTCGCCGCGGCGGAGCCCTGCGTGCCCAAGAGAAGAGGCATGAGGGCCGGCCGGAACAGATGCGGCGCCGCGCCGTTCCCGCCCTTCGTGAAGGTTGGGCCGGGGTCCTTGGCTCCGTGTGCGACACCACCGCCTCCGACCGCCATCACCATGGCGTCGAGGTCAGGCACCCTGGAGAGAATGTCGCGTGCCTCAGCGTCGTTGAGCAGGAGTCGCGGCTCGCGGCCATCCAGCAGTGCCTGCATGGCATCGAGATATGGCTGCGGCCACTGGCCCCGCTTTGCTCCGTCCAGTACGCGCAAGATGGTCTTGCGCACGAGGGGTCGCTTGCGGCCGAAGATTGTCCGACCGAGGTTGTTCCAGTTGATGTGCGGGACCATGCCCACGTAGGGATTCGCACGACCAGGTCCATGCGTGGGCACTGGCCACCGGATCGGTGCGCCGTCAAACCGGGCGACCATGAACAGGCGCTCGCGCGTGGTGCCTGCGCCGTAGTCGCGCGCTCTGACGACGCGCCATTCCACTTCACCGCCTAGCCCACGTAACGCCTCTACGAAATGGTTCCACGTGCTACCGGTAGCGCAGACCGGCTTCATTTTCGAAGCCTGAGCCATCGCCGTGTGTCGGCGGTGCCGACGTCGAGGGACGCGATGACCCATGTCCTTGCTCGGCACCAGGAACTGGTTCCGTCGAGGCACCTGCTCGCCCTTTTCTGCCACCCGGTGCACCATTACAGGCTTGCCGCGACGCATGACGATCTCGCCAGTGTGGGCGTCCACCTTCGGGACCATATCAAGCGTTACAACTCGACCCGTAGCCCTGTCGCGCTTTGCGACCAGCGGACCCCATTTCAGGATCTGCTTGACGTTTTCCAGACTGACGATGCGCGGTGCGCGGACGACGCGCGCTAGCTTTCCGACGACCTTCAGAATCACCCACGAAAGCGAGCGGACGGCCTTACTGCGCGGCTGGCCGCCCTTGGCCTGGCTGAAATCGGTGCAGTCTGGAGATGCGTGAAACCATCCCACGGACCGCCCGGCGACCTCACCGAGAACGTCGACAGTCCACACGTCGGCAGGAAGATGCCGCGTAAACGGGTGGTTCGCTGCATGCATGCCGATGGCGAACGGGTCGTGGTTGACCGCGACGTCCGGATCGCGGCCCAGTGCCTGGCGGAGCGCCTCGCTGGCGCCGCCGCCACCGGCGAAGAAATCCACCACGATCTCGCCCGGCAGGAGGCGCGACGCGATCTGGCGCTTCGGAAAATTGAACCCGGATTGCGAACTACCATCAGCCATGTGCGCGAAGCTCCTGTTGAGCGTTGGAGGGAAGGTCGGGATAGGTGCCGAATGGAGCCCGCATCACGGCGTGACGCGCATGCGGGCAGATGGCGTAGCGATGGGCGTAGCGGCCGCGGACACCGTTGTCCCAGTACTCACGGCACCTGGTGGCCTGGTTGTCGTACCAGCCGGTGAAGAGGTCGGGTGTGGGCGGCATGAGGGACTTACGCCGCCTGGCTACCAGCGCGATCGAGCGCTGCAAACAGCGCATCGCGCTCGGCTTTCCACGCCGCCGACCGCGCCGCCGACTCCGCCGACCGCGCCGCCGACTCCGCTGACTCCGCCGCCGACTCCGCCGCCGACCGCGCCGCCGACCACGCCGCCGACCGCGCCGCCGACTCCGCCGACCGCGCCGCCGACCACGCCGCCGACCGCGCCGCCGACTCCGCCGCCTCCGCCGCCGACTCCGCTGACTCCGCTGACTCCGCCGCCGACCACGCCGCCTCCGCCGCCGACTCCGCTGACTCCGCCGCCGACTCCGCCGCCGACAATTCGCACACGTTCCCGCCTGCGGCCGCTTCATGGGCGCGCCGGCCGACGGCAAGAGCCGCAACAACCTGCTCGATCGCCTCGTGCACGCCATGACCGTGCTTCGCCTCCAGCGCGGGCTTGAGGCCTTCCACCATACGGTCGATGCGCGCCATGGCGATCCAGTGCTGCACCGGCTCGAGGTCCGCGCCGACGGGAATGCGCTTCGCCAGGTCGACGTGGAACGTCGCACGGTCTTCGTGCGGCAGACCCTCGAACATCGAGTCCTGCAGGCAGATGAGCCACACCGGCAAGCCGCGGGCCTCGGCGACCACCTCATGCCAGTTCGTGTCCGTGGTCGGATCGATGTCGTGAGCGAAGCAGCCGACCGAGCAGCCGCGGAAGTGGGCTCCACGGCCTTCGCCATACGTGCCGGCGGCCAGCATGTCCGCCTCGGCGTGGTGCTCGGCCTGGGTGACGTGGACGGCCTTGAGCGCGGCATCGCCACGGAAGGAGAGAACGGTGGTGCTGTCGATATCGGTCATGGGTCGAGATTCCTTTGCCGGCGAGGCCGGCGCTGTTGAAGGGGGTCAGGCCGCTTTCTTCAGTTCGTTGGCGGCGTTCTGGATCACGCCGTAGAGGCCGCGATAGATGGCGATCAGGTCGCTTTCGGCGTAGAGCTTCGCCGCGCGCTCGGTGCCCACCGGATGGAAGCCAAGGGATGCCAGGCCGTCAGCGGTGATCGACAGCGGCCCGATGCGGGCGTTGATGTCGCCGAGCTTGATGGTCTTGGCTGGACCAGCACTGGGCAGGGGCGACTCAACGGTGCGCGCGGCAGAGCGGTAGACCACGGCGGGGACCGGCACGGGCGACTCGACCGGAAGTTCCGAATGCGCGACAGGCTCGGGATCGCGCGCAGCCAGCCGCTCGGCTTCAGCATCGGCCTCGGCCTGGGCAGCCACAGCGGCGGCCGCTTCCTGCTCAAGCCGGAGCTTGTCGGCCTCTTCCTGGCGGATGCGCTGCCGCTCGGCTTCGAGGCGAGCTTCCTCCGCCCGCTTGTGGGCATCGATGCGCGCGGTGATCGCCAGCTTGAAGTCGTCCAGAGGCTTCACGGACAGCTGCTGCAGGTCGGCGAGCAGAGCGCGGTACTCCGAAGCATTGGCCTCCACCCATGCCAGCTTGGTGCGCAGTTCGTTCGCCTGACGATCGACGGCGATCTTTCCATTCGCCAGCGCCGTGTCGAGCTTGTCGTCGATGCTGCTGAGCGTCTTTAGGCCCTTGATGGCGCCGGCGAAGTCGGGCATCGCCACGTCGAGCCGGAGGCCGGTCAGGGTGGACTGCAGGTCGGTCACGTGAGCCGTGTAGGCCTTGCGAGCCGCCTCGATGCGCTCCTGGCGGCGGCGGGTCTTCTCGCTCTCCAGCAGCTTTTCGGCCATGAGGCGGTTGTCGCGGACCAGCTTGGCGAGCATGTCCTTCTGGCGCTTCGCCTGGTCGATACTCTCGACCTGGGCGAGCATCATCGCCTCGGCAGCGTTGAGCGTGTCCTCGGCCTTCTTCATCGCCTTGATCTGCTGATCGAGGTCAACGAAGTCCTGATCGGTCTGCGGTTCCCGGATCAGCTTGTTGGCGAGGAAGTCGCGCAGGGCCACCTCGAACGCGTTGAAGTTCTCCCTGACGGATATCTGACCGATGACCTGCACGGCGACGGCGGGCAGTGCCTGCACGGATTCAGCCACCAGCATCGGCTTCTGCTCGGGCAGTGTGTAGTCGGTCAGGTCGCGGTCAAACTGAGCCCAGCCGTCGACGATGCGCTCGAACCACGCGGGATCAGGCCGCACCTCGGTCGAGACGAAGTTATCCGGCGTGCCGTCCGACACGGTGAAGATCACACGATCAGCGCCGGTAATCATCATGATCTGCTGGCACTGCGGCATGTGATCGTCGGGCACGGTGCCGGCGGCGACGGCGGCGGCCAGTTCGGCGTTCCACTGCTTGTGCTCGAAGGCGGTGTCGCCCGCTATGGTGAGGCCGTCGCACGAAGCCGACAGGTGGCCGCCGACGTCTTCGTCGGAGCAGGTCACGGGGTAAAGTTCATCGCCGATAAGTTCTTCGACGAGCGGCCGCCCCATGGCTTCCACCGCGTGTCCGTAGTCGAGGATGTTCTCTTGCACCCAGTCGCTGAATTCCTTGGGCGTGCCGGTGTGCTTCATGCGCAGCAGTTCCGAGCGGGTGGTCCGCTTCGAAAGGCCGAGCATGGCGGCGGCTTCGCTCGCGCCGTGGTGATTCAGGCGGAACGCCGCCCACTCGTCGGTGCCTTGGATCAAGTTATGGATTTTCATTGTTCGGACCCCGTGTCATCAGCGGGCTTGTTCGCGCCGCGTATGAGCTTCTTCTGTTCTTCGGTGAGACTGCCCTTGGTTTCAGCCATGGCAATGAGGTCGTCGGCGGTTCGACGGCCATCAGCGATGGCCTTGAGCCATACGGGCAGGTTTCGCTCGAAGTCCTCCGCCGGATAGGCGGCCGGTTCGGCGCGCACGGTGACCGCGCGCTGTCCATCGCCTTGCTGGATGTCCATGATTTCTTCGGCGATGGGAATGCCTCGCAGGACGTCGGGGAACACGTCGCGGAGCGCGAACGCGCGGGCACGCATCTGCCGCATGCGCTTCGGGTATTGCGTCCACGTGCCGGACTTGCCGAGAAGCCCGGCGGTCTTCGCGTCCTCGACGCTAAACGTGCGGACCTCCTCATCCTCGCCACGGCGCTTCACGCGGCACACGGCCGTGCTGCCGTCCTCCGATTCTCGAACGTACTCGCACAGCGGAGAGCTGCGAACGAGGGCGATGACGGCGTCACCCCACAGCGCGGGACGGCCATTGATGATCGCGATGTTCTGGATTGCCTGGAGCGGTTTCAGACCAAGCTCCGCGCCCCACTGGATCGCGATCAGGCAGTTGGCCGGCTTGCCTTTGAAGTCTTTGGGTACGAGGTCACTGTCGGCGAGGTAGTCGCAGAACTGGATCGCCTGGTCGAAGGTCTGCGGGCTGAGGTCGAGCTGTTGCCGGGGCTGCGTTGCGACCGCGACCTGCTGTGTAGCGGAGGCGTTCATCTGGATTCCTTGGCCGGCGGCGCCGGCGTGCTGTGAGAGAGGTGGAGCGGGCAGGGGCGTTTCCTGCTGTCGGCAGGCGCGCTATGTCGCCTGTTGTTCCTGGCTGGCCGGGTTACTAGCCCGGTGCCTGACACTCGGGGATCAGTCCGATGCGGTGCCTTCCGCGTTCCGCTCCGTAAAAGCTTTAGCCTTCGAACTGCACAACCTTGCGGAAGGGGTGCTTCTCGGTCGCAGGCTTGATGTGCTGGCCGAAGTGCTTCCCGATGGACTCGGCGTCGCGGAACGCGGCGAAGTCGTCGGTGGTGAAGTTGTCGTAGTGGTAGAGGCTCGTGGCCTCGCCCCGGTAGTTCTTGAAGCGGATGGCCAGGGTGTTCGTTTCGGCGTCGTGGCCGATGCTGTGAATCTGAGAGGACTCCACGGGCGTCAGCGGGATATCGGTGCTCTTCGTCATGTCAAATTCCTTGCCGACGTGAGTCGGCGTGCTGTGAGGTGGACAAGGAAGAGCCCGGCCCGAAGCGTCTTATCGGGAGCCTGTCGGGGCTGTTGGGCCGACACCCATGTATCCAGGCTCTTCCTTGTGCCCCGTGCTACTCGACGGGGCGGCGAGGTGAAGGCCTACGTGGTTGGAAAACTCCGCATTGCCGCTTCCGACTTCGCTCTCGCATTACCCACCCGGCCTTCCGGGTTTAGAGTCAGGTCGCAGACCCGCAGGTAGAGGAACCCCTGCGTAGCAATCACTGCCGGTGTTACTGATTGCGCCACCGCCGGCTGGGCGCTCCGCTCAGTGTTTCAATGCGGCGAGAAAGCGACGAGCAAGAGAAGGAAGACGAGAGGGACGCCGATGCCAGCGCCCAGTGCTTGCCATTCGGCGGTGGTCATCGGGCGGCGCTTCTGCGCAGCGATGGCGACTTCGGTGAGGTAGCGGTCGAAAGCGCTCATTCCGTTTCATCCAACGGCGCGCCGCAGAACGGGCAGTGCGACATGACCACCAGCGGCGGCTTCTTGCTACGCACGCTGGCGTCGAGTTTCTCGGTCTGCACGTAGTACGTGAGGCGGAGACGCGACAAGCCTTCCGATATGGCGAAGCCGTGCGTGATCTGCGCGTTGTGTGGCTTCAGCCGTGCGTTCATCTCGTCGAAACATTTGCAGGTACTCATGCCGCCATACCCCCGCTCGGCCCGACAACGCGGCGCGCGAACATCGACCATCCCTTCGGGATACCGTCGTACGGGCCGACGTAGGTGATCACCTGCTGCGCGCCGTCGATGAAGCGGACGAGGCGGCAGCGGAACATCTTCGGATTGCGCTTCACGCGGCATCCTCCATCTGGGTGCGGTAGTCGAGGTACTCGTCCACGCGGCTGGCGCGCTTTGCGCTCTTGCCTTCGTGGGCGAACTTGGTGAAAGCGGCCTTCAGGGCGTCGATCTGCTCGTTGTATTTGTCGAGCAAGCGGCCGTCGCGGGCGGTGCCGTCGCGGAAGGGGAGGCCACGGCTCAGGAGGAGGCGGACCACTTCTTCCGTCCCGGCGCCGTCGAAGATGAAGTCCGCGATGTAACGCGGCATGTCCATCATTTCCTCGATGGCGTCGGTGTACTGGGCGTCGGAGTAGCGGCTCATACGAGGCCCACCGCGCGGCCGAGGGCGCCCAGGACGCCGCAAACGAAGGCGAGGCAGAGAAGCCGACTCATGGGGTCACCTGTGCGGCGAGGGCCATGGCTTCGCAGTGTTCGCGGGTGTTGGGCAGAGACTCGGCGCGGGCGACGGCGGCGCGCAGCTGGGCCAGCAGCCCGAAGTCGCCGGACACACCCTGGTCGAGCAGCGCCTTGGTGAGGGTGACCACCGCGATCATCGCCTCGACCCGCGCACCGGCGGCGATAAGGGCCTCGGCAATCGGGGTGGCGCCTTCATCGTTCTCTTTCGCTTCGTGGTAGCCGATGTACTCGGCCGACTCGGCGATGACAGAGGTGATGGTGGCGATCTGGAGCGGGGCGGTGCCCATGGCTTCCTCCAAGCCGGGGTGGTCCGGCGTTGGAGGAACTATAAGCACACTTACATTTCCATGCAAGCATGCTTAGTAAGTGGACTTATATTCGTTCAGGATTTATTTATCTTAGTCTCAGCCCATGGCGGCTCGACCAGGCACTATCCACATTCACTCAGGAGGCGGGCATGGAGACGATCTACGTGGTTCAGGGCTTCAAGGCGGGGAAGCGAGGCAGGCCAGAAGCCATGCCCGCGTTGTCATTCAAAACGGAGGACGAAGCTCGGCGCCGGGCGGCCAGGCTGGGAGAGACATGCATTGGTGTGATCGCGTTCGTCCAGTCAGCCAACGCGGATACCGGGGACTACGCTGATCCCATCATGCTTGAGCGATACGGGACCGTGCCGGATTTCGGATAAAGAGAAGCCCCACCCTGGAGGGCGGGGCTTGATCCGTAACTTCGCATCCTGTCTATTGTACGAAACTACATTTCCGGCCGGACGGACTACCTACGAGTCGCGTCATGCGTTCGCATTCAATCTCGACCGCCTGGCCCTTGTTGAGGCCAGCGGCGGCTGACTTCTCAGCTTTCACCATTTCCATGCGTGCAGGCATGAATTCGTTAGGGGTCGCAAGGTTGACGATGACGTCATCCATGAAATCCTTATCGATGGACTGTATACGCCCAGACACACGAATCACCTTTCCCTTCATGGCCTCATCCGCAGCGACCTCATTGCGATCGTAGTCGGTGAAAAGCTTCGATGCTGTGATCTTAAACACTGGCTTGGACGCGGGCGCGGGTGCAGGGTCAGGCTGTGCTGCGGGCGCATTCGCGGCGCCAAGGTCGCGAGACTTTTTCGCATCGTCACCGCTGGCCACCCATATCACCAGTGCAATGATGGCGACGAGCACGAAAGGCGCCCATCGGTGCTTCTTAACTTGCTTAGGCGGCGGCGCGACGCTCGTCGTTGTAGGGGCAGGAACGACGATCGGGCGCCCACATTTTGGGCATGCCGGGGCCGCATCACTGACCTGCGAAGCGCAGTCGGGGCATTGAATAAGAGCCATATAACTTCCTCTGTTGTTGTGATGCCGCGTTGTGCAGCGGGTCAAAATTCCTTGAGCGTCCAGGCGGCTAGGGCCAAGCCACCAATTTCCAGCTCGCCCTTATCCACATCGAGCGGATCGTAGGCAGGATTAGCGCTGAGTATGCGCAGCTTGCCCCCGCGCCATTGCAGGCGCTTCACCTGGACCCTCCCACCGAAGCGAAAGACGTAGGCTGCATCGTCCACGAACTCCTTGACCCGTGAGTCGATGAAGATCAGGTCGCCGTCGTCGTACATGCCGCGCATGCTCTGGCCCCGCCCGGTTATCACTCGGATTGCTTCGTGCGGCACGTTGCGCAGTTTCGTAGCCACCCACTCGCGAGTTACCTCGACGAACTCGACTATCTCCGGATAGTCCCCTACGTAATCCCCTCGGCCCATGCCCGCGAATCCCTCCAACAGTGGGAATCGAACATAACCATCCCGAGTCTCAAATCTCGCTACAGCTTGAGAATCGGATAGCTTCTTGGGCGCCTTTCCCGTGGCGAGCCAGCGGGGCGTCACTTTTAGGACATCGGCTAGCTCGACCAGCGTCGTGTCCTTGAGGCTCTTTGTAGCCCCGGATTCCCACTGGTAAGCCGCCGCGGCCTTCACGCCGACCAGTCGCGCCAGTTCTGCCGGCTCGCTGATACCCGCGTCGGTGCGCGCTTCGATGATTCTTTCGGCCAAGGTCGACATGGCCGGCAGCATATAAGCAGGCTTCATAAGCATGCTTGCATACATCATGTAAGTGCGCTTATTCTACGCGCATGACCGACGAAGCCAGCCTGATGACCAAAGACGAGGCCCTTGCCGCCTATGGCGGCAGTGTCTCCGCGCTCGCCGATGCCCTGGGTATCTCGACCAGCGCCATCTACCAGTGGGAGGACGGCAAGCCGATCCCCGCGGATAAAGCCCTTCGCATCCGGTTCGTTCTTAAGCCCGAACTCTTCGTCGGCCATGCGAGCAAGCCCGCGTCGAAGGCCGCCTAGCTTTTTGTTTCCACCCTCCGCGCTGATCTCCATGGCGCGAACTGTACCGACGGCCTCGCGCCGAATCTCCATGAACACGGAATCGACCCTCATGCACATCCTCGACGCCGCCCTCCAGACCGTTTCCGACTATCCCGGCGGCGCTGCGTCGCTCGCGCCGAGGGTGGGGCTTTCGGCTGGCATCCTCAGCAACAAGGTAAATCCCAACTGCACCACGAATCATCTGAGTCTCGTGGAAGCGAACCGGATCATGTCGGTGACGGGCGACCACGCCATCCTCCAGGCCCTGGCCGCGGAACACGGCTACGCGCTGGTGAAGATCGGTGATCCCGATGGCAGCGCTGGCGTGCTGCACGGCATGCTCGACCTCGGCGTCGCGGAAGGGGAGTTCAACCGCGAACTGCATGATGCAATGGCTGACGGCCGCATCACACCGAACGAGATGAGTGCGCTCGGGAAGGCCTCGCTCTCGTACCAGGGCGCTCTGATCGGACTCCTTCGTCGCCTGCACGACGAGCACGCCCGCCACGCCAGGCCCGCGGCAGGGGCCTGATATGGTCGATGTAATTCGCCAGGATTCGTTCTGGGATCGACCGCCCCGCGTGGTCGAGACACCAGCAGCGCGCGCCACTGATCCGGTGACGTCTCACATCGCTGCAGCGGAGCACACAGCGAGCGGCAAGCGCGGCACGAACGTCGCCGTCGTGATCGACCTCGTGCGTGCGCATCCCGGCCACACGAGTGCCGAACTTGCGCGGTACACCGAACTGACTCGGCACGAAGTTGCTCGACGCCTTCCCGAAGCCGAGACAGCCAGCGCGGTGAAGAAGGGCGAGAAGCGTCGCTGTGCGGCCAATGGGACGCTGGCCATGACGTGGTGGCCGGCGTGAGTCGCGCCCGCAACATCAAGCCAGGGTTCTTCAAGAACGATGTGCTGGCCGAGTGCGATCCGCTCGCGCGCATCCTGTTCGCTGGCCTGTGGTGTGAGTCCGATAGAGCCGGACGCCTAGAGGACCGCCCCAAGAAGATCAAGGCTGAGTGCCTCCCCTACGACGAGTGCGACATCGAGGCGTTGCTCGGGCAACTCGTCTCGCACGGCTTCATCCTTCGTTATGAGGCCAGTGGTGTTAGATACATCCAAGTCATTGAATTTTCTAAGCACCAGAACCCTCATAAGAATGAGGCGATAAGCACCATACCTGCACCGTGCTTGCACGGTACAAGCACCGTGCAAGTTCCGTCGCCTGACGGAAGCGCTCCGGCTGATTCCTCTATCCCTGATTCCCCTTCCCTGATTCCGGATTCCCTAACGGGAGAGATAGATGCGCGCGAACCACCAACTTCGGCCGGGGAGGCTGCGGTCGCGATGCGCAAGGCCGGCTGCATCTCGATCAACCAAAGCCACCCCGATTTCCTCGCCGCGCTGGATGAGAGGGTCACGGCCAAGGAATTCGGCGATGCCGTGACGGCCTCGGCGGGTGCCGGCATCAAGGGTGCCGGCCTGTTCACCTACGCCGTGAAGGTCGCCAGAACCACCCATTCCAAGACCGCGACCGTGGTCAGCCTGCCATCGGCACGAGCTGGGCCGGGCGGCGCACAGGCTCCATCCAAGACCCGCCAATCGATCCAGAATTTGCAGGACACCGCCAATGCGCTCATCCAACAATCCACCGCCGCCCTGGGTCATCAGGGAACTGAACACTGGGCTGATGAAGCTGCTAACGCTCAGCTTGGATGGTCACCCGCCGCATGACGTGTTTGGCGGCACGCTGGCGGCATGGACGGAAGCGATCTGTACCGACCGCGTATGGGACGAGCAGCGGGACGTTCATCGTTTCCGTAAGGCATTCCGCACGCTGATGACGACGTGCGATCGCTGGCCCACGCCGAAGCGCTTCTTGGACGCCCTGCCGAGCAGCGTGGTCCCGTTTCGCGCCAAGGCGAAGCTGGAGCACGAAGGCAGTCGAGAGGCCCGCGTGCGGTCGTTTGCCGATATCCGCAAGACGCTCGGCATCCGCACGCCGGACGATGATCCCGAACCCCCGAGGGCCGCCTGATGAACGACCTGCATGCCCATATCGTAAGGCAATTTCATGCAGGGGATTCGGTGAATGTCATTGCTCGGCGTCTCGGTTTCGCGCGCAACAGCGTCTACCGCATCCTGCGCAGGAACAACGCGCCTGCCGCCGCAGCCGCCGCGAAGCGTTACAAGTTCCAGAGCCGGCCAGATGGTGAATACGCCGAATGCCGTGGATGCGTGCGACGCGGGTACGGCGAGGATGCCTGGCACCCGGCCACCACAGAATTCTGGCGCCCGATGGAAGGTCGCCTCTATTTCAACCAGTGCCGTGCGTGCCTCTCCGAAGTCTCGGAGCGGAAGAGCGGCTTCGTGAGCATTGCAGCATGAGCCAAAAATACACGCTCAACGCGGACGGCCCTGAGCGCTCCACCGTGCTCGCGAACGTTCACGCCTTCGTCGACCGCCTCCCGGCGAACAAGTCGTGGAAGATCGAGATCAAGGAAGCGCGCAAGGAGCGGACCTGTCCGCAGAACGCAGCGCTGTGGGGCGTGGCCTATCCGAAGTTGACCGACGCCTGCGGCTACACGGCCGAAGAGTTGCATCACGAGTTCTGCGGCCGGTACTTCGGTTGGCAGATCGTTGATGTCTTCGGAGAGCAGCGCCGGCGTCCTCGGCGCACGACCACCACGAACGAGCAGGGCGAGCGTGACGTTCTCGGCACGCTCGATTTCGCGCGGTTCTACGAGATGGTGCAGCAGATTGGCGCCGAGGCGGGCATCGACGTGCCGAGTCCGGATCCGTTCCACGGGGAACAGCGGTGGGCGGCATGAAGACGACGAAGGGACTTCAGCGCCACACGCCGCTTCGCCGCCAGGCGCTCGGCCGCGTGCCTAACATGAAACGCGAGGACGGCGCCGCCGAGGCTGTGAGCGTCCTGGCGCTACCGAAGCGGAAGAAGGCACTCAGCAAGTCGCGGCCGAAGATGACGCCCCTGCGGAAGTCGGCGAAGGACGAAGGCTGCACGATCCAGAAGGCCGGCGTGTGCCTGTACGACCCGAAGACGGTCGTGCTGGTGCACCTGCGCTGGCTGGGTGACTGTGGCGGCTCGCTGAAGCCGACGGATCTGCAGGCTGTCTACGGCTGCGCTCAGTGCAACCGGTGGACCGACTCTCCGACTTCTGCCGAAACTCGCGACCGCGCCGCGTACGAGGCGGAGCGCAACTTCTACTGCCTGCGGGCACTCATCCGCACGCAGCTGCGCATGATCGCCAAGGGGCTCATTATCGTGAAGGGAATAGCCGCATGAGGTACGCCGCCCGCGTCGACGACAATCACCCCGAGATTGTGCGTGCGCTCCAGCGAATCGGCGCCTACGTGATCGACTGCTCCCACGTCGGCGCCGGCTTCCCGGACCTGCTGGTTGCGTTCCGCGGCCGCTGGACGCTCCTCGAAGTGAAGGATGGTGCGAAGTCGCCGTCACGCCGAAAGCTGACACCCGCACAGACCATTTTTCACGGGGAGGCCCGGGCTAAGGGCTGCAAGGTCCACGTCGTCGAGTCGGTCGATGACGCGATTCGTATCGTGGGTTCCATCGGTACTGCGAGGGCGGCATGACCCGCTTGTTTCTCTTTGGCTGTGCGATCTACTGCCACTTCTGTGGCGACGGAGCCATGGACGAGGTCGCTGCCGCGGTGTTCTTAACCGGATTTCTCGTCATCAACGCGCTACGAGGTCGCCATGCATGACCGTGTACCGCCACCTCTCCCATGCGCTGCGGATCCTGCGCACGCAGCCGGACCGGACTCAGTGGGGCCCTCTGATCGACCTGTTGACGCCGGAGGAGCAGGCGGAGGTCCGTCCGTGGCTTCGGGAGCGCTATCGGATTGCCGAGGCACGCGCCCTCGCTCGGGATTCGAAGGGATCCCAACCACGATCCTCGCCCGTCAGCTCAACGAAGCCAGGCACACGCTCAAGACCGCGCAAAGCCGCGCAGACATGATCCGCCGCGAACTGAAGCGGCGTAAGAAGCACACCACCCGCTGACCGAGAGAAGGGGAACCATGAACAACGCAATCCAGAAAGACCGTGCCGGGTTCCTCGAGCGCCTCGGGCAGCTGGCCGGGACAACGGCCTGGCGTGAGCCCGGCAAGGTCGGTGGAGGCGTGCCGTACGCGGCGCGCGGCATGGCGACGGAGAACGCGCTCGTCCTGGCGCTGGCCATGGCGCGCCGAAACCCGAAGGACAAGGGCCCCGACATCGCCTACAGCCTTGCCACGCAGCAGCCGTATAAGGGCGCCGAGGTCGTGGCGTGGCTGTCGGATAAGCTCGCGGCGGGCACCGGAAGGATCGGGCACCGGAACGCCGGCCGCATGACCACCGTCGCGACGCAGGCGTACGAGTGGATCGTCGGTACGCGCGTGCATCCCGATGCCAGCGAGGTCGCCGAGCGGTTTCACGACGATTTCTGCACGCTCTACGACATCGCCCAGGGCTGGCTCTGGATGTCGATGGAAGCCGCAGTCGAGCGAGCCGAGCGCGCGATGTATTCGAAGCGGGCAGCATGAACAAGCTGGAATACTTCATCTATGCGATCTTCGTTGCGTCGCCCGGCCGCACGTTGGTGAAGCTCGGCCGCGCCGGCAGCGTTCGGCAGCGGTTGAGCGAAATACAGACGGGCTGCCCATATCCCGTCAGCCAGGTGTATTCCTGCGACGTGGGCGACAAGCTGACCGCATCCCAGCGTGAGGCGATGATGCACGAGGCATATGCGCATGCGCGGCTGCGTGGAGAGTGGTTCGACCCGTGGGGTAGGGTGGCGACCGAGGCGGAGATCCGTGGCCTGGAGGCTGACGTTTACGACATCGCTGCGCACCAGATGTCGCATCCGCCGCGACATGCGCGGCACACGCCGCATCCGTTCGCCGGCGGACGCATCAGCTTTCGAGAACAATTGCTCGATGGAGCGGGGAAGCTGTCGATACTGGACGCCGATGGCGTGCCTGTCGGTGCGTGCTATACGACGCCGGCACCTTCGCATGGCGTGACCATCACCACGAAGCGAAAGCGGCTGTTCGCGAGGTGTTGACTTTCCGGACGCTTTCTCGCATGATTTCATCATGCGGAATTCCATGTGAATTGACCGCCACAAAACCCGGCCATGTGCCGGGTTTCTTCGTTTAAGGGGCCGGCAGTGCTTCGGCGCGGGCCCATTTCGTACGTGATGCCGATGACCGCCTCGAACTTCCCGACCAGCCTGAAACTCACGCTGGCCTACGAGGGCGGCTATTCGAATCACCCGCTCGACCCTGGCGCGGCTACGCTGAACGGCGTGACCCAGGCGGTTTACGACGAGGACCGGCGCGATCGGCGACTGCCGACCCGCGACGTCCGGAAGATGACCACCGCCGAGCGCGACGCGATCTACCGTAGGCGCTACTGGGACTTGGTTGGGGGTGACGAGTTGCCCGCCGGCGTGGACTACGCCGTTTTCGACTTCGCGGTGAACTCGGGTGTTCGCACCGCTTCCCGCGCGCTCCAGCGAATCGTGGCGGTGGACCCTGACGGGGCCATCGGCCCGGAAACGCTGCGCGCAGTAAGCGCCTTCGCGGCATCGCTCGGTCTGGTCATGCTGTGCGATGCCATCTGCGAGGCACGCATGGCATACCTGCGCAGCCTGGGCACCTGGCCGACCTTCGGTAAGGGCTGGCAGGCGCGCGTCATGGGCTCACGGGATGGCCGCCAGTTCGACGACACGGGCGTCATCGACCGCGCCGCGGCGATGGCAAAGGGCGGGGCGGTCATCGCTCCCGTCGCGGCGTACACGCCGAAGACCTACAGCGCGGTGGTGGCGTGATGGGCCCGGAAGATCCGAACCAAGGATGGATACAGGGCGTGGCCTTCGCCGCGTTCGCGACACTCGCCGGCATCCTCGGCCGGGTTGTCCGGACGCTAGATTCCCATCAACCCGTTCAATTCTGGCCGACGTGCGTGCAGGGGCTCGCGTCTGGCTTCGTGGGGCTGCTGGTGATGTGGCTATGCCAGATCGCCGGACTCAGCCTTCAGTGGACCGCTGTCACGGTCGGCGTAAGCGGATGGCTCGGCGCGGAAGCGTCGATTCAGGTTATCCAGCGCCTGGTCTGGAAGCAGCTGGGCCTAAACCGGAGTCGGGACAATGACAAGCCTGCTGAGTAGTGGCTGGGCCTTCGTGACCTCGAAGGCGCGACTGGTGTTGGAGTACGGCCTGATTATCGCAGTGGTCGCGCTGGGAAGCTGGTCGGTCGCCACCTGGTGGCAGAACCGGGAAACGGTGAGGGGCCTGACCGACAACGTCACGGACCTGTCCGGCCGCCTGGGTGGTGTCAGCGCCGACCTCAAGGCAGCCGTCGCCGCCAACAAGGATCAGGACACCGCGATCGCGGAACTGAAACGGCTTCAAGGCATCGACAGCAAGGCCCTCAACGATCTTCAGGGAGAGCTGTCCAAGGCCGACACCAAGGCCGCCACCGTACGCCAGAAGATCGCCGAGCTGGAGAAGAGCAATGCAGATGCGAAAGCCCTACTGGACACTGCCGTGCCTCCTGCTCTTGGCTGCGTGCTCGACGGCACCCCGTGCTCCGGACCCCCAGGTGGTCACCCGAACGGTGGTGGACCCGGTCAAGCCCGATGACGGCCTGCTGAAGCTTTGCGAAGCCCCGGTGTTCAAGCCCACGCTGGTCGTGGGGGACATCCAAGAGAACAAGACCCGTGCCGAGGTCGCCTTCGACAAGTGCGCGGCGCGCCTGCGCTGCCTGGTCTGGTGGATCACCACGGCCAGCCAGGACACCCCGCCAGCGGAATGCCAGTCGACCCCGTGACCTCGTATCCTTAGCTGGCCGAATGGACGGCATAAGGAGCGGGTCATGGCAGATTTCAAAAAAGGTGATGTGGTTCAGCTGAAGAGTGGCGGGCCCGTCATGACGGTGTACGACATTCTCGGAAGCGGCCGCGTCGGGTGCGAGTGGTTCGATAGCAAAGAGCAGCACCAAGATAAGTCGTTCAATTCCGAGACGTTGGAACATTGGAAGCCAGCATCGATCAGCCTCGCGTAGTCATGGAGCCGCCTTCGGGCGGCTTCTTCGTTATGGAGCCCGCGATGGCGACGATGCGCCTAAATGTTTCCGTGCGCCTCCGGTGGTGGGTGCTCCCCTACATGGCGGTCCTTTCAGGCCTCAGCCGCCTCACTGGCATGAAGCCCTGCATGGCGAAGATAGAGAAGGTTCTGCGCTCCGGCGTGGTCGTAGAGATTGGCGAGGCGAAGGCACATGGCGCAGCAAGACAAGAAGGCGCCTGACTGGGAGCGCATCGAGGCGGACTACAGGGCTGGGCTCCTATCCGTCCGTGAGATCGCCGCTGCCCAGGGCGTCTCCCACGTCGCTATCGGGAAGCGTGCCAAGCGAGACGGATGGGAGCGGTCCTTGAAGCCATCCCGCAATGTGATACTCGCGCCTGAGATCGACGAACTGGACCGATCCGGCTTTCTGTACGTGATCTACGTGGAGGTCGACGACGCGGCTTACTACAAGGTCGGGATCGCCACCCATTTCGATAGCAGGCTGAAGACCCACCAGTGTTCCAGTCCGTTCGAGGTCAAGGTGGCGATCTGCTACTTCGTCGGCAATATGCGGGCCGAAGAGCGGGCACTACATAAGATGTTCGAATGCAAGCGCGTGCGCGGTGAGTGGTTCGCCCTCGATGCGGACGACCTGCGCCTCGTCGCCCGGCGGGCAGTACTGCAATGAAGCGAGCAAAGATCGACTGGGATGCATTGGAGTCCCACTACCGGGCGGGTATTCGGTCGCTGAAGGACATGGGCGAGCAGTTCGGCGTCTCCGATGCCGCGATCGTCAAGCATGCCCGGAAGCACGGATGGACCCGAAACCTTGCTGCAAAGGTCAAGGCGAGGGCCGATGCCAAGGTTAGCGACGCCCTGGTTAGTGCTGAGGTTAGTGCGGCCACCAAGGTTAACGAGGCCACCCGTGTCGAGGTGGAGGCCGAGGTCCAGGCACGCATCCGCCTGGGCCACCGGAAGGACATTGGCGCGGCTCGTTCGCTAGCCATGAGCCTGCTGACGGAACTGCAGGTCCAGACGGGGAGCGTTCCCGAACTGGAGAAGCTCGGCGAGATGCTCGGCGAGGACTTTGTGCCGGACAAGGCGCTGGCGATGTTCAACGCCGTGGTCAGCCTGCCGGGCCGGGTGAAGACGATGAAGGACTTGGGCGACACGCTGCACAAGCTGATCGGCTTGGAGCGCGACGCCTACAACATAGGTTCCGGTGGTGATGCGCCGCCGGGAAGCGGGCAGGTGGTAGCAGTCGATGCGCAGCAAGTCGCTACCGCTCTCGCCAAGCTCCGAAGCGAGTTCTGACGACCCGGTATACCGGGAGGTGCTCAAGCAGGAGTGCGAGCGCGACCACCTGATGTTCACCCGGGTGTTCTTCAAGCACCGGCAGGGGATGAAGTTCCGGGTCAACTGGCACCACGTGCTGCTGGCCGAGGAGATCGAGCGGGTCATCTCGGGCGAGACACAGAACCTTGTCGTCAACGTGCCCCCGGGCTCGTCTAAGACCGAAATGGTCGTCATTAACCTGATCGCACGGGGCTTGGCTAAGAACCCGCGAGCACGTTTCCTACACATCGCAGGCGGCGACGACCTGGCGCTTCTGAACTCGCAGACCGCGAAGGAGATGGTGCAGTCGGACGAGTTCCAAGCCTCGTGGGCGCTGCCCGTGGCCGACGACGCCAAGGCTAAGAAGCGCTGGAACGTGGTGGTCGACGGCAAGAAGGCCGGTGGCGTGTATGCGGTCAGCCTCGGCGGCCAGATCACGGGCTTCCGCGCCGGCCACATGGATGACGGATGGCAGGGCGCCATCATCATCGATGACCCGCTGAAGCCCGAGGACGCCTACAGCAAGCCGAAGCGCACGGCGGCCAATCGCCGCCTTCTGTCCACGGTGAAGAGCCGAAAGGCCAATCCGCGCACACCGATCATCGTGATCATGCAGCGCCTCGCCGAGCAGGACGTCTCCGGCTTCATCGCCGCGGGCAACCTGCCGGGCGAATGGCGCCACGTGGTGATCCCCGCGCTGATCGACGATGCCTATGTGGCGAACCTGCCCGAGCACATCCGGGAAATGGTCGACAGCGGCGAGCGCGACGAGAAGGGCCGCTTCAGCTATTGGCCTTACAAGGAGCCGCTGGCGGACCTCCTGGCCATGGAGAAGGGCGCCGGTGCCGATCAGGACGGCGCGAAGGTGTCGCGCTACGTCTTCAATGCGCAGTACCAGCAGCGGCCCACCGCCCTGGGCGGCGACATCATCAAGACGGACGGCTTCGGCCGATGGAAGGCCTTGCCGCGCCTGAAGGTGCGCAAGATCTACGTCGACACGGCTCAGAAGACCAAGGAGCGCAACGACTTCAGCGTGTTCTTGCTCGCCGGTCTTGGCGACGACGGGAAGCTGTACCTGCTGGACCTGCTGCGCGGGAAGTGGGAAGCACCGAAGCTGAGGCGGAATGCCTTCGACTTCTGGGCGAAGCACAAAACGTACGACCACAAGGTCGGCGCGCCTCTCCGGAAGATGATGATCGAGGACAAGGCCAGCGGCACCGGCCTGATTCAGGACATCGCCTCCGGAGAGGCAGGCAAAGGACGTATCCCGGTGGAGGGCGTCCAGCGTTCCATCGACAAGCTGACCCGCGTCATGGACGTGGTGTCTTACATCGACTCGGGATACGTGCTGCTGCCCGAGGAAGCAGATTGGGTAAGCGCCTTCCTCGCCGAGTGTGAGGCATTCACCGCCGATGACACGCACGAACACGATGACCAGGTCGACGCCCTGGCCGATGCGATCAATGACTTGCTGGCGAATGCCAGTAGCAACTGGGGCGACTGGGTATGAGCCGACGCAACCGCCGCGGCGGACAAAGGAGTGCGCCGCCGACGGCGACCAACAAGCGTCGGACGTCAGCCTCCGACACCCTGCAGAACCTCGTCGCGGGCCTCGGTGACCCACGGGACAAGGCGAGCTATGGCCGCTACGTCATAGGCCGGGTCATCGACCAGAACGAGCTTGAAGTTCTCTATCGCACGAACTGGCTTGCCGGGAAGGTCGTGGACATCCCTGCGTCGGACATGACGCGGGCGTGGGTGACGCGTAAGACCGCGTTCACTGACGAACAGATGAAGCCGTTCTATGCGCTGGAGAAGCGCCTGAAGCTGAAGGCGAAGGTCAAGGATGCCGTCGCCTGGGGTCGCCTCTACGGCGGCTCAGCGATCTTCGTGCATGTGAAGGGGCAAGACCCGAAAGCACCGCTGGACCCGGCAACCATCCAGCAGGGGGCGCATATCTCGCTCCACGTGCTGGACCGATATCGTGCCAGCCGAGGGGCGGGCGCGGCCGTACTGGACCCGATCAGTTCGATGTTCGGCCAGCCGGAGACGTTCCGGATCGCCGGCACGTCGCTCGAGGTGCACCACAGCCGGATGATCCAGTTCCAGGGTGCAGAGTTGCCCTGGCAGCAGTACATCACCAACGGCTACTGGCACGATTCGGTGTTGCAGCGGCTGTACGACTCGCTGACGCGTTACGACACCGTCACGCAGGGCACCGCCTCGATGTTCTTCGAGGCCGTTGTCGACGTTCTGAAGGTGGCTGGCCTCGGCGATATGCTCTCGACCGACGAGGGAACGGAGCTGGTCAAGAAGCGCTTTGCCCTTGCGGCGATGATGAAGTCGTTCAACCGCATGCTCCTGATCGACGGCGCCGACGACCATAGCCAGAAGACGAACAGCTTCGCCGGCGTCAAGGACGTCATGCAGCAGTTCATGAGCGATATCGCCGGCGGCGCGGACATCCCCGCAACCCGCCTTTTCGGCAAGTCGCCGGACGGCATGAATGCCAGTGGGGACAGCGACACGCGCAACTACTACGACCGGATCAGTTCCGATCAGGAAGACGACCTGCGGCCACCGCTGGAGCTTCTGGACGAGGTGCTGATGCGGGCCAGCCTCGGCGTGTACCCCGACGACCTCGAGATGACCTTCAACCCGCTCTGGCAGATGTCGGACACGGAGAAGGCGACGCTGGAGAAGACTCGCGCGGACCGTGATCAGGTGTACCTGGCCATCGGCGTGGTGACAGAGGGCGTTGTCGCCGCCGAGCTGCTGGAGAACGGCACGTACTCGAAGATGACCGCCAAGGACGTGGAACTGGCACAGCAACTCGCCGGACCGATGGAAGACCCTGATGTTGACCCTGCCGCAAATCCTGAAGCGCCAGGGCCGAAGGATCCGGCAGCGGAAGCTGCGGCCAACGCGGCCTAACCGCTCCGCCGAAGCTTCCTATCGGGCCGACCTGCTTGGACTCGTCGCACAGATGCGCGCGGCAGTGGAGGCGGAGGTTCTGCCGCTGCTGCGCGCGGAACCGGCGCTCACTCGCGATGCCCCGGCTGATGGTGGCGGGTCGTTTGGGCTGAGCTTCGTGGAGGCAGTGGAGCGATCGATCTCCGCAGCCTCGCGTCGCTTCGGTGGTATCGACCAGTGGGCCGCACGGATCGCCGCGCAGGCGGCGGGTCGTGTCGACAAGCAGGCAACCAGCACCATTGTGTCGTCCGTGCGTGGCGCCTTCGGGCCCGACATCGGACCGATGATGGCCATGGCCGACGTGCGATCGACCATCGCGCTGGCTAAGGCCGCCAATGTCCAGCTGATCAAGTCGGTGCACAGCACCTACTTCGACAAGATCGGCAACGTGGTGCTGTCGGGTGTGACGCAGGGTCGACGGGCGTCGGACCTCGCGGACGACATCCAGAAGATTACCGATGTCACCGAATCGCGGGCGAAGTTCATCGCCCGCGACCAGACCGCGAAGATGAACAGCGCGATCACCAAGGCGCGGCATCTCGAACTGGGCATAGAGGAATACACCTGGCAGACGTCGGGCGACGAGCGCGTGCGCGACAGCCACGCGGCTCATGACGGCAAGGTCTATCGGTGGGACGACCCGCCGACGGACACCGGGAATCCGGGCGAGGACTACAACTGCCGGTGCGTGGCGCTCCCTCACGTGAAGATCGACGACGAATGAAGCTGACCCTCGATTTGCTCAGCGCTCGCCGCATGACGGCCGAGGGCTACCTTGTCGTGCCCGCGCGCATCGCGCGAATCGGCACGCAGGAGTACATGGCCGAGGAGATCGGCCTGGACGGCGATCCCGAACGGATCATTCAGGTCTATCGGCCGGAGTCCGAGGTCTTCGATCCGGAGGCGATGGCCTCGTTCGACGGCCTGCCCATCACGGACGATCACCCTGGCGTGTCGGTCAACGCCGACAACTGGGCGCAGTACGCGGTCGGCTTCACACGGAACCCGCGACGCGATGGCGATTACCTCGTCGTCGACCTCTACATCACACGCCGCAGCGCGATCGACAAGATCAAGGCGGGCAAGGTCGAGCTATCGGCCGGCTACGGCGCGGAATACATCGATGAGCCAGGCACCACGGCGGACGGGCAACCGTACGACGCGATGCAGGCTCGCATCCGAGGCAACCACGTCGCCATCGTGGACGCCGGCCGCTGCGGCCCTGCTTGCCGGGTGTCGGACAGCAAATCAACCACCCGAACGGGAGAACCACCCATGGCAAAGCGCCGCATCAACGTTGGCGATGGCATCACGCTCGAACTGGAAGAGAACGAAGCCAGCGTCGTCGAGAGCATCGCGAACAAGCTCCAGGCCGCCAATTCGCAGGTGGGCCAGCTGGAATCCGACCTCGAAACGGCCACCGCGCCGACCGATGTCGAAGGCACCCAGATGACCCCGCAGCAGATGGCCGCCGAGATCACCCGCCTGAAGGCGGAACTGGCCAAGGCCACGGCATCGGCGGACGAAGTGCCCGAGGCTCGTGACGCCGCCATCGCGGTGGCCACCAAGGTCATCGGCGACGCCAAGCGCCTGGTGCCGGCCATCGTGACCGACGGCAAGCCGCTGGCGGCCATCCGTCGCGAAGTCGTCGTGACCGCCTACGAAAAGCAGAAGGCGATGCTCGATGCGCTTCTCGGTGGCAAGGCTCCGGCCGATGCCGATCAGCCGACCATCGATACCGCCTTCAACGTGCTGGCCGCCTCGGCGCCTGCCGCTGCCGCTTCGCATACCAACGATGGCGCCGACGACGCGGTCGCCCGCGCCCTGGCCAGCCAGCGCCACAACACGGCCGACGCAGACGACCCGCGCGCGGCGTACGCCAACCGCCTGACCACCGCCTACAAGGGCAAGTAAGGAGCAACGACCATGTCCCGTCCCGATCTCAGCACCTACGGCGGTCGCCTCCTCGATGAGGGCTACGCCGGCCAGGTCATCGACCTGAACACCCACAGCATCTTCAACTACCGCAACGAGGGCGCCGTCGGCATCGACTTCGGCCTCTTCGTTGTGCGTGGTGCCGCTGCCGACACCTGCAAGCTGCCCGGCGCTGCCGACGACGAGATTGTCGGCATCAGCGTCCGCCACTCGGTGGGCGTCGCCGACATCAGCGGCAACGTTCTCTATCTCCAGAACGCCATGGTCCCGGCGCTGGAGATCGGCCGTATCCGCGTCGTCTGCGAGAACGGTTGCAGCCCTGGCGACCCGGTCTTCGTCCGTTACGACGGTGTCGGCGTGAAGGGCGCCGCACGTTCGGCCACCGTCGCCGACGAAACTGCCGCATTCAGCTCCGCCGTGTGGGACAGCACCACCGCGGCCGGTGGCCTCGGCGTCATCCGCATCCTCAAGTAAGGAAACCTGCCCATGGACTTCAAAGATATTCGCCGTCGGCATGTGTCCGACGCCGTCGCCCGCGCGCTCGCCGGTTCCGACGTCATGCTCACGAACGACGCGCCGGAGGCCATGGCCTTCGTCGTGTCACAGCTTGCCCACGTCGAGGCCACCGTCTACAAGCGCGAACACCAGGCGCTGCAATACAAGGACTTGGTCCCGGTCGACACCTCGGCAGGTGACTACGCGACATCGGTCGTGTACCAGATGTACGACTACGCCGGTCGCGGTAAGCGCCACAGCGGTCGCGGAAAGGACATCCCGAAGGTCGACGTCGCCTACGCGCAGAAGACCCTACCCATCGTCCTGGGCGTGATCGGCTACGACTACAGCACCGAGGAGTTGCGCCAGTCGGCGTTCCTGCGTAAGCCGCTGGATACCTCCCGAGCCGAAGCGGCGATGGACGCCTACGAGCGCCACATCAACGACGTGGCCCTCTTCGGCGAGGACGAACTCACCGGCCTGTTCAATAACGCCTTCGTCCCGGTGGTCGCCCCGTCGGTGACCGATTGGATCACGAAGACGCCGGCCCAGGTCCTCGCCGCGTTCAATGCTCTGATCGTGCAGGGGTGGACGAACACGAACTACATCGAGATGTTCAACACCATCCTGCTGCCGGGCACGGTGCTGGCGTGGCTGGCGTCTACGCCGCGCAGCGACAACAGCGATATGACCATCCTCGAGTACATCAAGGAAAACAACATCGCGAAGACCGAGCGCAACATCACGCTCGACATCCGCACGGGCTACGGCCTGGATACCGCAGGCGCCGGCGTCACGAAGCGCGCGATGCTCTACAACAAGGATCCGGGCAAGGTGAAGATGCACGTCCCGATGCCGATCAAGTTCCTCCCGCCGCAGGCCAACGGCCTGCTGTTCGAGGTGCCGGGCGAATACAAGTACGGCGGCGTCGAGTTCATCTATCCGAAGTCGGCCCTGTACGCCGACGGCCTGTAAACCCACCACCACGATGCGACGAAAGGCGGCTATGGCCGCCTTCGTCGTTTCAGGAGCATCGAAATGGCGAAAGTCACTCTGAAGAACAACCGCGTCGGCGATCTCATCGTCGGCGACATCACCATCCCGCGCGACGGCGGCACTGCCGACATCGAGAGCGATGCGCTCAAGGAAGCGAAGGCAAACAAGGTGGTAAAGACCTGGTTCGATAGCGGCTGGCTGGTCGAGGTGAAGGCTGAGAAGCCCGAGAAGGCGGACAAGGCATCCGCGCCCCCGGCCAATCCGCAGACCCCGTCGGCGACCTAACCATGACGACGCTGACCGTGGATGGGTTCCGGACGCGCTATCCCGAGTTCACCGCCGCAGTAGCGTCCGATGGACAGGTGCAGGTCAACATCGACGATGCCGTGCCGTGGTTGTCCGAAGAGCGGTGGGGCCGGTTCTACCTGCAGGGCCTTGCCGCGCTCACCGCTCACTTTCTGAAAGGCGCCCTCGCATCGGGCAGGGGCCAGTCCGGCGCGGCGGGCGCGGTGACGTCGAAGAAGGCAGGCGACATCCAGCTGACCTATGCGGCGCCGGTCGCCGGCACGGCCGATGACGTCTGGCTGGCGTCCAGCCTGTACGGCCAGCGCTTCCTTGCGCTGCGCCGCCTTGCCGGCATGGGCGCAGCGGTGGCGCCATGAAGCCGGTGACCATCGTCAGGGACATCGATCCGAAGAAGTTCGAGGCCCTGACGCGCCGGTTCGCTGATCTGGCTGGTCACTCGGTGATGGTCGGGATTCCGGAAGGGGAGAACGGACGCACTGACGAAGACGAGATCGGTTCCGCCGGCATCCTCGCCGTGCACGAGTTCGGCGCACCGGAGCAGGGCATCCCCGAGCGATCGGTGGTGCGTCGCGCGATCCGGGACAACCTGGGCAAGTACCGCAAACTCAACGAGCAGAACCTGCGCAAGGTTGTTCGCGGAGACATGAGCGTGGCCCAGGCCCTCGGCCTGCTGGGTGCTGTCGCCTCCGGCGACGTGCAACTGACGATCCGCATGGCGGACCTTGCACCACTGAAGCCGGAGACGATCCGGCGGAAGGGCTCAAGCCGGCCGCTGGTCGACACCGGCCAGATGATCCAGTCCATCACGTTCGAGGTTCGCGATGATTGATGTCAGCGAGATCTTCGACGACCCGGAGTTCGCACAGGTCGTCCCGGTGCAGCGCGGGCAGGGCGAGTACCAGCCCGATGGCACGTGGACGCAGGGATACATCGCAGGCACCGCCGTCGCGATCGTGCACCCGGTGAAGCCCGACGACCTGCAGCTGCTGCCCGAGGGCGAGAGGCACCTGCCGTGCAAGAAGGTGATGAGCCGCGACCCGGTCGGGATCGGCGACCTCGTCGAATACCAGGGCCACACGTGGCGCCTGTCTCAGCTTTCGGACTGGTCGGAATATGGCTACTACAACGGTATCGCGGTTCGACATGACGGAACTGCGCAACCTGGTGCGCCGTCTTTTGTCGTTACCTGACGGAACGGTTCGGCCGGCCAACCAGCCGGCACCGACGGGACGCGAGCCATTCGTCGCCGTCCAGCGTCTTCACACGGATCCTGTCGGCGCCGAGACGATCACCTTCGACGGGGAAGGAGAGAAGGAGACGATCCATAGCTCCTACCTCTCCACCGTCAGTATCAACGCCTTCGGCACGGAGGCCTACGAACTGCTGCTGAAGATGCGTTCGGCGCTTGCCTCTTCGGCGGGCATCGCCGGCATGAAAGCCATCGGCGGCGGCATCGTCTCTACCGGCCAGGTTATCGACCTCACCGGCATCGTCGGCGCGGGCTACGAAGAGCGTGCCCGCGTCGAACTACAGATTTCCCACACGCACGCCGTGGTCACCGACCAGCTTCGCACCGACGAGATCACGGTATCGGCCAACACCGACATCGGGATCAGCCGATCGGTGGACATCATCCCCATGGAGAGCACGTAATGTCGCTGCCCCTTTCTCAGATCGTCAATGTGCAGTTGAACGTGCCGCCGGTGTCCGCCGCGCGGCGCGATTTCGGGCTGCTGGCCTTGTTCACCCCGGAGGCTGGCACGCCGTTCGCAGGTGCTACCGGCCGTTACGTCTTCGCCGCCAGCCAAGCCGAGGTCGAGAGCCAGTTCGGCACGAACTCGCAGACGGCGCAGGCCTCGCGCCGCTTCTGGTCCCAAACCCCGAAGCCGAAGCAACTCATGATCGCCCGCTGGAACAAGGCGGAGACGAACTTCCCGGCGACCGCATCCGTCCTGCGCGGCGGTGTCGTCAGCGACCTGCTGGCCGACTTCAAGGACGTCGAGGACGGCCGCTTCCGCATCACGGTGGGTGCGGCTACGGTGAACGCCGTGGCCATCGACTTCTCCGGCGCGGCGGACATGCCCGCGGTAGCGGCACTGATCTCGGCCAAGATCGCAGGCACGACCGTCACGTGGGACGCCGTGGGTAAGCGCTTCGTTGTGACGGCCACTGTCACCGGCTCGGCCAGCAACATCGGTTTCGTGACCGACCAGGGCGGTGCCGGCACGTATATCGGCGACATGGTCATGCTGCAGGACGGCCAGGCGCAGGCCACGGCCGGTAGCAACGCGGTGACCGTGCCGGAGGAGACGCTGCCCGAGGCCTTCGCGGCGCTGCAGGACGTCAACCCGGCATGGTACGCGGCGGCCGTCGCCGATCCCGGCCTGACCGATGACGAGATCGAAGCGGCATCGGACTGGATTCAGGCCGCGCCCGGAAAGGTGCTTGGCCTCACCACCACGAACCCCGACCACATCGAGGATGTACCGGAGAACGTCTACCGGCAGCTCGTCGACAAGCTGAACGACCGAACGGTCGTGATCTACGACAAGACCGACTCGTACGGGATGCTTTCGTACCTGGCGCGTGCGCTGTCGGTGAACTTCGCGGCCAACAACTCCACGATCACCATGAAGTTCAAGCAGCTGCCCGGCGTGGCCGCTGACGAACTCACGCTGACCGAGGCGAACAAATGCCGCGCGCTGGGCATCAACTTCTATGCCTACTTCGACGAATCGCCGATGGTGGCCGAGGGTACGGTGCTCGGAGGTCGGTTCTTCGACGAAGTGCACATCCTCGACTGGTTCGTCGATGCGGCGCAGAAGGAGGTGTTCTCGGCGCTCTACAGCAGCCCGACGAAGGTGCCACTGACGGACGCAGGCACGCACAAGCTGATCGCGCGCGTCCAGAAGGTGTGCCGCGAGGGCGTCAACAACGGCGCGTTCGCAGCCGGCGTCTGGAACGGCGATGGCTTCGGTGCGCTGGAAACCGGCGACCGCCTGGAAGATGGCTACTACGTCTGGGCCGACTCCGTGGACAACCTCCCCACGTCGGATCGCGAGGCCCGCAAGGCGCCTCCCATCCAGACCGCCCTGAAACTGGCCAGCGCCATCCACTCGGTGGACGTGCTGGTGAACTTCGACCGCTAAGGAGCACCGCATGTCTCGTTTCGACCCCAAGCAGGTCTCGGTGCTGATCAACGGCGTGTTGATCGACGATTGGGCCGATGGCTCCGACGTCATCGACGCCAAGAATGCGACCGATGCCGGCGCGCTCACCGTGGGCGCCAATGGCACCGGCGTCTTCGTCGCGAACCCGGACAAGTCCGGCACGGCGGCGCTGAAGATCAAGCAGCACTCGTCCAACAACAAGTACCTGGCTGGCCTGATGGCCCAGCAGCGTAATTCGCTGAAGGCCTTCACGCCCCTGACGCTCGAGATCCGCGACCTGCTCAATGAGGACGTGGTCACGGGCGCCGAGGGCTACTTCACCACGCCGCCCGGCTACACCCGTGGCAATGGCCACAACCCGGAAGTCTGGACGATGGTTTTTGTCCAGCTCGACATCAAGCTCGAAAGGGGGCTCGGTAACTGATGGAAAAGGAACTGAAATTCAGCATCGACGGCGTGCAGTACGTGATGACGCCGGTGAATGCCAGCGACTCGTGGAAGGCGCTCAAGCGCGCCTCCGCGTTGTTCAAGGGAGTGGATATCGAAAAGGTCAAGGGCGCGGCCGGTAATGGCGAGAAGACGTCCGTCGCCATCGGCACTCTGCTTTCCAACCTCGGTGACCCCGCAGTGGAAGAGATCGAAGACCTTGTCTTCGCCAGCACTGTGGCCAAGGTTGGGGGGAAGGTCTACCGGATATCGGACGACTTCGACGCCCACTTCAACCAATACCGAAGTCACCTTCTGCGCGTGCTTATGGAGGGGGTGAAGTACCAGTACAGCGATTTTTTCGCTGGCGTCGTGGCGATGCTCAAGGGTCTGCTGCCGACCAAACCCTGACGCTCGATCACGACACCGACTGGTTCATCTGGGCGCCCGTGATGCGGCGCCTCTGCACGCCGCACGAGCTGCGCACCGTCTACAGCCTTTCCGACCTCTGCGACTTCCACACGGCGATGGCCGAGTGGGACGACATGCAGCGCCTAGCCGCCGAGAAACCGCATGATCATCGATGAGTTCCTCGTTCGCCTGGGTGCCCTTGTGGACGACTCCGGCATCGCCAAGTTCGCCGGTGGGCTCGCCGGGCTTGGCGGTGTTGCTACGGCCGCCAGTGTGGTCATTGGCGGCGCGCTGACGAAGATCAACGACTTCGTGGGTGAAGCCCTCGGTGCGCTGGATGACATGAACGACCTGGCCGACCGCACGGGCCAGAGCCTGGAGTTCGTGCAGGAGTTCGGCTACGCCGCGCAGCTGAATGGCTCGTCGGTGGAGAAGGCCTCAGCCTCCATCGAGGGACTGTCGCAGGTCATCGGTGAAGCTGCGAACGGCTTGGGACGCGGTGCGATGACGTTCGAGAAGCTGAACCTGTCGGCGAAGAACGCCGACGGCTCGGTGAAGAGTGTGAGCCATGTCATCGGCGAGGTGCAGGACAAGATCAAAGGCCTGTCGGCGCAACAGCAGCAGTCGATTCTCGCCAAGCTGGGCATCGACGCGTCGATGATCCAGACCTTGCGCCTCAGCCGGGACGAACTGGCGAAGTTCTATCAGGAAGCCCACGACCTCGGGGTGATCACCGCGGATGGCGCCGACGCCGCCGGCGACTACAACGACGCAATGGACCGGCTTCGCATGGTCCAGACGGCACTGCGCACGAACATCGCCGTGGGTCTGGCGCCGACGTTCATCCATCTGATCGACACGTTCAAGTCGTTCCTGATCGCCAACAAGGAGGTGATCCGGGACGGTGTCGGGAAGCTGGTATCGATCCTCGTCTCAGCCGGCGGCGCGCTGTGGAACTTCTTCCGAGCGATCGACAAGATCATCACGAAGACCATCGGCTGGAAGGCGACCCTGATCGCGCTGGGCGCTACGCTGGCGCTGATCTTCGCGACAAATCCATTCGTGCTGCTGGCAGCGGCACTGGTGGGCATCGTCGCGCTGGTCGACGACTTCATGACGTACCTCGACGGCGGGGAATCGCAGTTCGGGCCGTTCTGGCAAAAGCTGATCGATTACGCCAAGCAGGCGCAGGAATTCATACAAGGCAACTCCGAAGCCTTCATCGCGCTCGGTATTGTGCTCGCCGGCTTGAAGTTGGGGCAGGTGGTCGCCGGATATCAGGCCATCATCCTGAATGTGGCGAAGCTCATCGGCCTGTTCACCGGACCGCTGATCGCAGCCGTCCGGACGGCTGCGGCCGTTTTCCGCGCTGCGTTCCTGTCGAACCCCATCGGCCTGATCATCGCGCTGGTCGCTTTGCTCGCCTACGTCATCTACGAGAACTTCGACAAGATCAAGGAGTGGATAGGCGAGGCCTGGGACTGGGTGTCGCAGCGAACGGAAGAGGCGGTTGCGGCGATGTTCGCGGTGTTCGCGCCGGTTACCGACTACTTCCAGACGCTGTTCGGCGTGGTCGGCGACATCCTCACTGGAAACTTCTCCGGTGCCTTCGACAAAATCCAGGCGTTCTGGGACCGCACCGTCGGTCGAATCATGGCCGGCGTGGAGAAGGTGAAGGGGTTCTTTCGTTCGATAGGGCAAACGCTCGGCCTGGTGGATGACGACGTGGCCAGCGTCACGACGTCGGTGAACGACAAGGTGTCGGCCGCGGCCAGTGCCGGGGCGACATCGGCGTCCAATGGAGCCGTCCCGGCCGGCGGAAACACATCGGTCACCATCCAGCAGGACGTGAAGATGGACGTTCAGACGTCGGACCCGACGCTCGCCGGCAAGACCGCGGCGAGCGACCTGAAGCGTGAGGCGCAGCTGGCTTCCCGGAACGCGCGCGGCGCGGTGGCGTACTGATATGGCGACGACGACCCTAAGCAGCCGACGGATCGGCACCATCACCCTGGACGCGGTGACGGAGGAGACGCACCAGTCGGACCTGGCGGTAACGGAGAACCCGGTGGAATCCGGGGCTCTTGTCGCCGACCACGCGGTCATCGATCCGCAGCAGGTTACGGTGGCGGGCATCATCGTGGACTACGAGCCGCCGATCCTGTCGGCAATCCCTGCGGACGATTCCCTGATCGGTCAGGCGGACGCCTTGATCGACAGGGCAGACCTTCCGGGGCCAGTGGCCGCGTTCACGCCGCAAACGCTGGTGCGGGCGCAGCGGGAACTCAGTTCCTACGTCGACCAAGCGCGGATCCTTCAGTACAAGGCCCAGAGCGCGGCGCGCGCCATTGCCGACTGGCTTCCCGGTGGCGACACCGGCGGATCGGACGTGTCGCCCAGCGATGACCGACTTGCGCGCGTGTACGGCCAGCTGAAGGCCCTGCAGAAGAGCGGGGGCACCATCGAGGTGCAGACGGGCCTGCAGCTTTACAGCGACATGCTGATCATCTCGCTCGCTGCGCGCCAAACGGTCGATGGATCGGCCGAGTTGGTCGTGACGCTGCGCGAACTGTTCATCGTGCAGACAAAGACCGTGAAGGGCGTTTCGCTGCCGGCGAAGAAGAAGGGCAGGACATCCGCCCAGGGCGAGGCCAAATCCCAGAAGGGAAAGACCTCGCCGGAGGATGCTGGGGAAAAACGGCAGTCACTGCTCAAGAAGGTGGGAGGGCTGTTCTGATGTGGCTTATCCCAACCGACCTAACCGCGCTTCAGGAGCAGACCTTCGACGTCGGCGACGAGACGTTGCGCCTCACGCTGCGCTGGAACTCCGTGGCCCAGCACTGGGGCATGGATATCTACAGCGTCACGAAGGACGGATGGGTCGTGCAGGGTGTCGCGCTCGTGGTCGGCGTGCCGATCCTGTGGCGCTCGCCGGTGCCGTATTTCTTCTGGCTCACGGACGAGAGCGGAGTGGAGCTGGACCCGATGGTGCAAACCGACCTCGGCACGCGTTGCCTCCTGTACGTTGCACTGAAGGATGAGGTGCCGGCATGAAGCAGTTCGGCAGGCAATTCCGGCTGGAGCTTGGTTCCAGCACGGACGGCATCGCCATCGATAGCCTCCGCGTGGCCTGGAACATCAAGAAGACGAGCGACCCGAAGCCGAACCCGGGGAAGATTCGCATCTGGAACCTCTCGCGGCAGCACCTCAACCTGCTGGTCAGCAAGCAGTACAACCGGGCCAGGCTCTTCGCGGGCTACAGCGAGCTGCGGCAGATATTCGTGGGCGACATCATTCGTGCATCGGCGGTCCGCGACAACCTAGACATCATCGCGGAACTGGAATGCGGCGACGGCGACACCGCGTACCGAGGCGCGAACGTGTCGATGTCGATCGCAGCGGGCGCCACGGATCAACAGGTCTTCGGTGAACTGGCCAAGACGATGCCGGGTGTGGCCACCGGGTCATCGGGCTTTGCGACAAAGCGGGCTCTTCCGCGCGGGAAAATCCTATCCGGCAACACGCGAGATCACCTCACGGCGCTCGCCGCCAACCACCAGGCTGACTGGTCCATTCAAGACGGCCAATTGGTGATGCTGCCGGCGAAACAGGTGCTTGCCGACGAGGCGGTCCTGCTCTCGGAAAGTACCGGGATGATCGGCTCCCCCGAGGCTACCGATGACGGCCTCGAGGTGACCTCCCTGATCAACCCCGACCTCCGTATCGGCGGCTTGGTCAAGGTTGACTCCATCGTCACCGCCTACAACGGCGTGTTCAAGGTGACGACCATCGAATACAGCGGCGACCTGATGGGAAGCGACTGGTTCAGCAAGGTGACCTGCGTGGGCGGGGCCTTCCAGGAGGTGAAGCGCGATGGCGAATAACGAGTGGGACAACGCGAGCATGGGTGCCGCCGCGGGTGCGTTCGCCGACGAGGCCTCGAAGCGGCTGCGTGTGGCGCTTCCCGGCGTCATCGTCAGCTTCAACCCCGAGGCGCAGACGGCGACCGTGCAACCGCTGATTAGGCAGGTGATGATCGACGGGACGACGCAGAACCTGCCGGTGCTTCAGGACGTCCCCGTGGCGTTTCCCCGTGGCGGTGGCTTCGTGCTCACCTTTCCCGTCAGCGAGGGGGACGAGTGCCAGCTGGTGTTCAACGATCGCTGCATTGACGGATGGTGGTTTTCAGGCAACCCCTCGGAGCCATTGGACTACCGCATTCATGATCTTTCCGACGCTACCGCGCAGGTTGGAATCTCGTCACAGCCGAAGGTGATCCCCGGGTTCGAGATGGGGGCCGTCGCCCTGCGCAAGCTCGACGGATCGGCCTACCTGAAGATCGACGCTGCCGGCGTCGTCCGGATCGGCGGAACGAAGCTGGTTGTCGATTGCCCCATCGAGTACGCCGGCGGAATCACTGGCACCGGTGACGTGGTTGCCGATGGCGTGAGCCTGGAACACCACCTGACGACCGGCGTTCAGGCCGGCTCGTCGCTGTCCGGAGAGCCGGAACAATGAGGGTCCGACGCATCGATGAAAACGGAGACTGGACCTTCGGGGCAGGGCGCGCGAGTTACGCCGATCGCACGGAGTCGGTCGCCCAGCGCGTGCTGACGCGGCTCCGCTCCCTGGAAGGTGACTGGTTCCTCGACCTGACCCACGGTCTTCCGTGGTTCGACCTCATGGAGCGGCCCACAGACCTGGCGCGTGTGGAGCGCGCGGTGAAGGCGCAAATCCTTCAAACCGACGGCGTCAGCAAGATCACCGCGTTCGCTATGGCCGCCGACTCGGCCACGCGGCGCCTGACCATCACCACCACGATCATCGATATCTACGGCGTCGAGTCGACGATCAGCACCGGAGCCTGACCATGGGACAAGTAACGGCGGCCGGCTACGTCGCCGAACGGTTGGACGCCATCGTGGCGAAGCTCAACAGCGGCCTGCAAGGTATCTACGGCGCCGACATCAACCTCGATCCGGATAGCCCCGACGGCCAGATGGTGGGCCTCATCGGCCAGATTCGGACCGACCTCGAGGAACTGGGCGAAGACATTTACAACTCGCTGGACCCGGATTACGCGAAGGGGGTTTGGCTCGAGCAGCGCGCGGCGTACGCTGGTCTTCAGAGACGGCTGGCCAGCTACAGCTACTTGCGGGATGTGATCCTCAGTGGCCGTCCAGGCGCCATTATTCCGGCGGGCGCAGTCGTCGCAGACGCGAACAGCATCCGCTGGCGTTCCGTGTCGTCGGCAACGTTGAACGGCGACGGCTCGGCACGAGTGGACTTGCGTAGCGAAGATCTCGGCGCCTTCGACGTTCCTGCCGACACCGTGCTGGTAATCCAGACGGTCGTGCTGGGATGGCAGGCTGCAACAACCCTCGGCCCCGCCGAGGTTGGCGCGGAGGAAGAGACGGACCCTCGGCTCCGCGCTCGCTTCTTCCGGAGCCGGTCCCGCCCGGCGACTGCCAGCGAAGAAGCCATTGAGGCTAAGGTGGCTGAGCTGCCGGACGTTCGCCAGGTGGTTTGCCTGGAAAACTACACCGACGAGGTCGATGCCGATGGCGTTCCCGCGCACGGCATAAACGTGGTGGTGGATGGTGGCGACGACATGGCCATTGCGACCGTGATCCGGCAGAACAAGCCCGCAGGCACGAACATGCGCGGCGAGGTGGTGGTCAACGTCCCGGTGCGGGCAGGAACTCGACCGATCCGCTTCGACCGCCCCGCGATAGTCTCCGGCGCCGCCAGGGTTACGGTGAAGCGCGTGGCGAATTTCACCGCCATTGATGTCGATGGTATCCAGGCGGCGCTCGCAGCGTTGCAGTTCCAGATTGGCGAGGACGTGCTGCTGACCCGCCTCTACACACCGATCAACACGGTGCCCGGCTTTTGGGTGCAGGAGTTGTTGATCGGTGTCGTTGGCGGTGACCTGGGCATCGACAACATCGATGTGGACGCCCGTAGTCTCGCGCGCTTCGCTGCCGAGGATATCGAGGTGGTGATCGCGCCATGAGCTACCGGGACCTTCTCATCTGGCAGTACCGGGGGAAGCCGCGGGCGTCCGCCACGGCCAACCTTATGGCGTCCAGTTTCGCGGATGCCTGGACAGGGCTGGCGGCGCTGCGAAGTGTGCTCGATATCGACACGGCCGTCGGCGTCAACCTCGACCTCGTCGGCAAGCACGTCGGCCAGTCCCGCGTGCTCCCCGAGATCACCCCTCGCGGCCTTTTTGGCTTCGAGGGGGCTGAGGGAGCCAAGGGTTTCAGCCTGAGCGGCGATGGTGGCGGCAAGTGGTATCGGTTGGGCGACCCCATCGCTGATTCCGTCGTGCTGAACGATGACGACTACCGTTTCCTGATCCGCTGCCGGGTCACGCGCAACTACATGACCGGCACGATGCCGAACATCGAGGACGCGCTCGATTTCATCTTCGAGGGCACCGCCGACGCTTATGACCAGTACGACATGAGCTTCACGGTGGTCGTTCGGGAAGAAGGCCTTACCGATTTCAAGCGCTACGCCATCACGAAGCTCGACATCCTCCCCCGTCCCGCGGGTGTTCGTGTTCGGTTCGTTCTCGTCGCGAACGTTGCGCCCTTTGGTTTCTACGGCGTGCCAGGTGCACGCGGCTTCAACAGCGGAAAATTTGCGAGGTTCCTATGACGATTTATGACCGCCCCGACGAACTGGTCACGGCGGAAAGCGCCCTCGCGGGCGAGGTGCTGGATTTCCCTGACATCCTTCGCGGCTGGGGCATCGCGTTCGACCAGACGGGCGGGCTTCCGCCGATGGAGTGGATGAACGGTCTGTTTCGCCGCATCGATCGGGCCACGCGCTACTTCCTGCAGCGCGGTTTGCCCGAGTGGTCGGCGACCGAAGACTACCCCCAGGGCGCGTACGTGCAGTGCGCCTTCGAAACGTACTACTCGAAGCGCCCGAATACGAACAAGCAGCCTGGCGCTGCCGGCAGTTCGAACGACTGGGGATTGTGGTCCGTTACGCGCGATGAGTTCGATGAGGCGACGACCGGGCGCCTTCTTGGACCCCCTCAGATATTCGACGTTGCGGGTACATACACCTACAACAAGAGACCTGGAACCAGGTTCATCATCGCTAAGATAGTGGGCGGTGCTGGTGCTGGCGGGGGTTCGGCCGGTGTCAATTCCACGAGTGTTTCCTTCGGTGCAGGCGGCGGCGGCGGCGGGTATTCGGAAGGCTTGTTCGATGAGGATTTCGATGGCGCGATCATCGTGATCGGTGCAGGTGGCGTCGGGTCGGTGAATGCTGCTGGCAGCAACGGCGGTGCGTCATCCTTTGGGAGCCTCATGTCCGCGCCGGGCGGCGGCGGCGGTCTCTCGAACATAGTATTCGGCACATTCCCAGGTCTTGCCGGATACGGTGCTGGCGGGGCCGCTGGTACTGGCGGCAACATTAATGTGGCTAATGGTTCCAATGGGGGCTATGGCTTCACAGGAAGTAGCGGCACGGGCATTTCGGGTCCCGGAGGCGCGTCGGCGTTAGGACCTGGAGCGAATCCGATCGTCGGAATCACATCAGCGGGTAATCCCGGCATCACCGCAGGGTCTGGCGGATCTGGCGCACTCTCGTTATCCGGCGGTACGGGGCGCGCTGGAGGCAACGGGAAAGCCGGCAAACTCGGCGTATGGGAGTTCACATAATGAAATTTGCTCGCATCCAGGACGGGTTGATATTCGAGTTATTCACGGCTGATGATGGGCACTACATCACCTATTACTTCGGTGATTTTGGGGTTTGGGCTGCTGTCGACCCATCCCTTGACCCCCAGCCGGAGCAAAATTGGACCGCTGTCCAAGGTGACGATGGTGGCTGGACCTTCGCGGCGGCCTTGCCGCCGCAGCCGACTGAGGCAGACGTTCGGCGGAAGCGTTTCACCCTTCTCGACGAGTCAGATTGGGTGATGCTGAGGCATCGCGATCAGGTCGCTGTTGGCGGACCGACCTTCCTATCGGAAGGCGCATATCGGTCATGGCTCGACTACCGACAGGCTCTCCGTGACGTGCCAAAGCAGCCCGGATTCCCTGTGAATGTTGAATGGCCTGCGGCGCCAAGTGAATAATTGCTACCACGAGGCGTCCAATCATCCGGTAGGATAGGGGACTAGATAGGAGGAAGCATGAGCAAGGACATCTCTGCCGAGGGACTACGGGGGCTTGCGGCTTTCAACGTTTTTCTTGCGCATTTCTTCCTGACCTTTTACCCGCTCGGCTTCACGCACTTGTTCCCATGGGTGGCCGGTGAGGGTGCGACTGGTGGGCTAGCTGAGGGGATTCTTTCGCTGCCCATCTTATCGGTCCTTTGGAGCGGGAGTTTCCCGGTAAGCATCTTCTTCGTCCTAAGTGGATATGTTTTGACGAAGAAGTATCGGAAGACAGGCGATTCTTCGATCATATGGGCTCAGGCAGCCCGAAGGTATTTCCGCCTTGGCATACCTGTTTTCGCCACAGTAATGCTGGTTTTCGGCCTCGGAAAGTTAGGTCTTTACGCTATCGGCGATACCGCGAGGGTAACTCACTCTGTGTGGGCAGCGGGCCGAGCATTTCCGGATGTTAATTTCGCCGATGCTTTGCGCGACGCGACCTATGGCTCGGTGCTTCTTGGAAGCAGCCTTTTCAATACTGTGCTCTGGACAATGAAGGTTGAGTTTTTCGGGTCGATGCTGATCTTTGCATACAGCCTCTTCGCACTTCGCCATGCTTGGTGGCCCATCGCGGCCGCTGGATATGTTGCGCTAACGGTGTGGCTGTCTCCCGACTTCTGGCCCTACTACGTGGGGTTCCTACTTGGCGCCCATGTTGATTCTCTTCCGAGGGCACGTCTTCGTGCCACCCGTTGGATGCTTATCTTGGCGGGCATCTATCTTGCGACTTATGATGGCTCGACGATGTTCTACCCCTTGAAATTCGTCCCGTTACCGGATCGATCTCGGGCCGAGTTATTCAGCGTTATAGCCGGCGCCATGGTTTTTTATGCAATCAGGTCAGGATCACTGGTATATGCCCTTGAGTCTCGGGTCGCCCAGTTTCTTGGCCGGATATCGTTCTCGTTTTACTTAGTTCACGTGCCCGTGATCGCGGTAGTCGGCTGTTACATATTCAATTCTCTGATAGCCCACGGGTCCGTCAGGAGCGTTGCTGTATCCGCGGCCTTGACAGCTACGATCCCAGTTTCATTGTTCCTTGCGACCATATTCAACACGATTGTGGATCAATCTGCGATCGGCTTCGGAAGATGGATAACTCAGCCTTTAAGCCGCCACCGGGAGCCAATTTGCAAGGTTCAGGTATCTCGGCGGCTCAGCTGACGCTATCGCAGTATCCATCGGCCATCCGTCACTCAGACCTGACCAGGTCAAACCCTGGGGCCACCAGCCGCTTGCCGCGCAAACCTCCCCTCTCACCCCCGTACCGTCCATATTTCTGAGACTGCGCCCGCGTAAGGTCGGTCGCATGTCTCGCGCCGACACCGCCCTCGTCTTCTGGAAGCACTACGCCTACGGCTACGAGGCGAGGCTGACGCCGTACGGCAAGGCCTTCGCTCGGGCGCGCATGGTCCAGGGCGTGCCCGGCGTCCACTACGAGCTGATCTGGATCTACGGGCCGAGCCAGTGGCGCCCCATGCGGGTCTTCAACGTCATGACGATCGAGCGCATGGTGGAGCGCTGGGTGGCCTGCCACCGGGATAGCCTGGTGCGGAAGATGCCGCCGGACCCGATGAAGCCGCCGGCGAACCTCCCCATTGTTGATCCGTCACCAACTCCAGACCCGTACGCTGTTCGGGGATGCCCGGACTGTGGGCGGAACTGGGGCTACTGCGCCCGGACGCTTCCGCGAGCGGAGCGAAAGAGCGGGGCGCGCGGCTGGCCGTGCACGAGGCGGGCGGCTTAACGGCGAAAGCAGGGATGGCAGTGCGGACACCCGTTCGCTGTCACCTGTCCGTTCCGGAGCACGTTGAGGCGGTACTCGACGCCGTGCTGTCGGCAATGACCGCGCAGGGCGAGGGCGCGCTTGCGGAGAGCGACAGGGTCGATGAAGGGAACGGGTCGGGCGCGGACGCCGCGATGGTTTAG